TTATGACAAAACCTCTCTTGCATAGCTATACAATTTTTCGGCAGTCAATAACGTCATTTTATCCATGCTTGTTTTACCACTTCTTAAATCAGCTACAGTTGACCACGGAATCTCTGCTCCTTTAGCAATTGAGCTTGTACTTTCATTACTTTCAAGTAGTTTTTGGATTTCTTCTCTCATTTTGGAATTCTTTCTGATTTCATTTTCGTTTATCCTTTAGGATTGCTACAAATACAAAGAACACGAGTACGAATATTGGTAAATATTTCATTTTTTCGTTTGATATGATATAATCAAAGTAGGAGCAGGGGCTTTCGCCCCCGACCTACAAGAGCCTTATTTGAACCGCTTTGCTTTGCGTGGCTTGCGTTCTTTTGGCTCTTTTTTTATTGCCATGATAACACTTGCAATCCCTGTCAACAGGGTTCCGGTTGCTACCATTAAATCGGCAATCTCTGAGATTTTCATATCTTTCCTCCTTTCTGATTATATTATATCACGGTACGCCGTGAATGTCAACACTTTTTACCAACTTTTTTTATTTTTTTTTAAAATTTTTACAATAAAAAAGCCCTAGCCAAAGCTAGGGTTTACTGTTATCCATAAAGCAAATGATTGACATCCCAAACCGACAGCCAGATTTGACCGCTTGCTGCAAGTGTAACGTGTCGCCAATAATAACCACCAGAGCCGTAAGCTCCAAGGCCATCTGACACGACCTTATCAGGATTGATGACGAAGTAGCTACCTACTTTTGTCTCTTGGTCGCTAATCACATTGCCGTTTGCGTCTGTGATGTCAATATCCTCGCAAGCTATTCCGTTTTGTGTCCAGTCGAATTCTACTGGACAGAGGTCATCGCACTTGACTTGCCAAATGCCATTGACAAACTGCAAATCGTTGACTTGATAAACCTTTAACCTATTGCTTGCTTGTGGCTGTGGAGCTGGTGCAGCCTGTGCTTGGGCATTCAAGCGGTAGACTGTTTCACGAGGTCGTCCGTTGATTTCCCAGATTTGGTTGTAGTCGTTTTCGGTCACGCCATCATATCCGTAGTTACAGTGAATCATGGTTGTAGGACTAGTCATAATCACAACATGCCCAAACGCACCTAACGAGCTAGACATATCACGAGGTCCCCAAATAACCACATCACCCACCTGAGCGTCAAAAGAGCCATCTACGCCATCATAAACGCAATTGTACCCAATTGTAGGCAAATTGCTCTTCAGCGTCTCTGTGTTGTTATTAAGGCTCAATCCGACCGCTTTACTGACCGCGCTAGAGCAATCATACTCAACTCGTCCGTCTCTGTCTGCGTCATTGCCGTAACGATCTCCCATATCGTAATGGACTGGGATAGCTGCTAAACACCGCATTTCTGCAATACTAGATTCAATACTCATATTTTATTCTCCTTTTATTTCGCTGATGCACAAAGTGCGCAAATAATAAATCCAACGACTGCTCCTATCACAAACGTTACAACATAGATCATGATTCTTCATCTCCTTTGTCAATCAATTTTTGCAAAGCTTTGACAATAGGCTGAAAAATAGCAACATGTCCTTTCATTTTACGGTAATTCTCAATGAGAGATTGAAATGTGAAGACTAGATAGCCTAAATAAATTGAGTATAAGAAAGCAAAGCCTGTTTTTTCGGGTAATAATATAGACATTGGAATAAGCACTAGCAAAATAAAAACACCAATGACTTTTCTAAGCAAACCATTGATGCCAATCTTGCTTTTATATTCGATATCTGGATTGATAATTGCTGCAAATGTACCTGTCGCAAAATCAATGATTTCTAAAATGACGATAAGCGCCAAAGCATATAAAATTAAGCCGTCCTCGGTACGAGTGACAGCTCTTAAAAAACTAAAAAATGTAAAATTCATGTGTTTCTCCTTCTTGTTTGTAAACTTTAAAATAATAAATGTTGCTGAATCGTTTCAGCAATCTTTTTCATTCCTTCATCACCTGGATGGCTTGCGACACCAGCATTATCAACAATATATGTTCCTCCATCAGGAAGAGCAACCTTTTGCCCTATTTTAGCTTTAAATCTTGATTCTGTTGCTAATGATGTGATGTCAATAAATTTAATATTCGTTCTATCACATATTGTTTTGATAAAATCAGCGACTTCTTTACCACCATACCATACGCCGATCCAATAAATAAGAGCTTTTGGACTGTTAGATTTAATAAAATTAACAAGCTCAATACCATCCTCGATAAAAGTAGCTCGTTTTTCTGCAGTATTCACATTATCTCCAAATTGAATAAAAACAATATCAGTGTCTGAATCTATCATCGGACGTATCAATGTGTTCAACATTTTTCTTCGTTCTGCGCTAGATGTTCCTCCTTCCCAATTAGGACCTTTTCCAATATTCGTTATTGCATTGGGATTTTTTGACTTAATATAATTTGTTAATAAATGATAATAGTCTTTATCCTGTGATGTCGCCGCCATTCCAACACCACCATAATAGCCACCATGAGAAAGAAGAGAGTTCCCAAAAAATGTAATTTTTTTAGGAATTGATGGAACGGCACTGATAATACCATTATCATCAACAACAAGTCTAAATTTTGTACCGTTTGGGCTTGTTACAACAGGTGTCTGCTTAAATATCTCTAATCCTTTTACGAGTGGAACAATTTTATTGATTTGAGCTTCTATATTATGGACTTTGTCTTCGGTTGTTTCAGGTTCAATTTCATAATTAAACGGAATAGAATAACTGGTTTCATACATAATTTTTCCGGAATAACCAGGATTTGTCGTCATATGTTCTGCATCTTGAATAAGATTTGTTTCTCCATCAACAGAAGCATAAACTAGATTATCCTTAGAATTTTTAAAGAAAAGTTGTTCACCATAATAAATGGGAATATTTTCGTCTCTTAAAAGCAATTCGTTATAGCCAGATTTTAATTGTTTTGTGAATATTCTAGGGGACACTACTAAATTGTTCTGGTCAATAGTAGCGACTGCAAATGTATAAGCACCGGAATTTTTGATATATACATTAACCTTTGAGATAAATCCCTTGTTTTCATGCGATACTTTTTTAGGAGAAAGATAACCCAATTCGTTTATTGTAATTGTTGCTAATTTGTCGATATTTTTTATATCACGTCCAAACTTTATATTTTTCTTATTTTTTCCAATAATTGGTATAGTACTTTCTAACGCAGACTCACCATAATCTAGACTAGTTAAAAGACTAGCTTTAGCCACTCCTCCTAAAATCAATTTTGATGGAGGATCGGCCAACCTTCTTGTAATTAATAGATACCCATTTTTTGTTGGAGTGTAATCCTCAGAAATCAAAACGTCCGATGTTGCGAATTTTTTAATCAAATTGTCATTATTATCAAAGAAATATGTAAAATATCCACGTACATTCTGTAGACCATAAGTTTGATCAGCTTTTAAATAAATAGCAGGATAAATTCCCCATGAATTCTGTTCGCTAGTGCTTGTTTTATTTCCTGTGTAATATAATCCGTTAATAAACGCACTTTCATCTATCAATTGTTTGATGATATTTGCAAAACTAATATCTTCAGCTTTGACATCCAAAGACAATTTTGGAATATTGACTGTCGCATACCCATTTGGCGAGTTAGAAAAATCAACCTGTGCATCCTTCAATTCATTAATTGAAGCGTTGAAAACTTTTGGTGATGTTGCATTCTTCGTATCATTAGTAGATATATATAACAAACTATCCTCTGTTGCCGTATATTCAATTGTCGTCAAAGTATCACTTGTTGCCAACTGCTTGATGCGTCTAGTTCCGTCCACAGAAACAATATGACTGAAATAACCACGAACATTGTAGATATAATATGTCTTACCCTTAATCAAATGAACAGGCATGTAACGCGACCAGCCTGTCGCATTATAAACAGTAATATGACCATTCCAAATCCATGTTTCGTCATCTATTTTAGAGGAGAGCATTTGTTTAATCCCTTTGACAAAGTCAACATTATCTACCGTTACTTCATCACTACCAAGCATTTTTGCTTGATATATGCCTCCTTCTACCCAAGTATTACTTGAATTATTCCAGTAATACCATTTACCACTATCCTTAGCAATGACAATCTTATTTAAACCGTTAGGATAAGTGTTTTGAATTGTTTCAAAATTTTCAAGAACGCTACCTGGACTACTTGAAACAATATTTTTGAGCTGACTATCAACCCACTTTTGATTTGCTTTGTTAGCTAAATCATCACTCATTGAATCTAAACGCATTGGTAATTGTTCAAAAGTACCTCTCGCTTTTGCAACCTCCATATTCGTGTTTCCATCAAAGGTTGCATCTTCATAAACTTGTGCTATTCCATCATGAATTGCTTTTCTAACATCGCGACCGAAAACTCCTTTTTTTATGATGTCTAAATATTTGTCAATTCCTGCCATTAACTCTCTCCTTCTGTTTTTTCAGGTTCCGTTGGTTTTGTGTCTGGATTTTGTTTTGCCATTTCTTCCTGAATTTTTTTCAAAGCTTCCTCTGTTGCTTCCAGCCGTTGTTTTGAAACTAGATTTTGTGTCCGTTGTCTGATAAGTTCTGCTTGATACTCTTCAGCAGATTTGAATTTGTCACCAATAGTTAAAGTTGATTTTTCAACTTTGGAGATGTCAATCTGACGACTGACAATTCTAAGGCGTTCATCAATTCCCATGACAGGGTTGATGACTGGGTAAGTATTTCCTTCAACCAGTTCATCAAAATTCGGTTTAATAAGATTAAGATTGATAGCGTCCAACGTATATTGATAATTCACTGTTTTTTGACTTTTCATCACATCCTCAGCAGCCTTTTTCAGTGCTGTTGGATCTGTTTCATCATCTAGTGTGAGGTTATCACATTTTATCCCAAATTCATCTATCAAATCAGGCCTATCGATATAATCTCTACCACCATTAACACTAGCAATCGTTAGACGCTCCCCTGTATTCTCATTACGCTTTCCAAGTGGCACGAGTCTAGTCTTGATTTCATCTGGATTAAGCTTTTGAGAATTTCTGACCATATTGACCGTCAATTTAATAGCTGTGTTGCTATCAGTTCCAATCTTTCTCTTTATATCAAGATAACGAGTACCATTCTCACGTCTGACTTGCATTTCCAAACTAAATTTATCAATGATAAGCTCGGTGACAATTGCTAAAGTGGTCTTCGTAGCTTCAATTTCACACTCAATATAGTCATTTCCACTAATAAAATCAGTAATCTCCCCAATCTGAAAAGATTTGTAGCTCTCAGTCATTTGATTATGATAACCTAGCAAACGCTGCAAAAGTGCGCGCTTTCCACCTTTGAAAATAAGTGGCTTTTGCTTACTATCATTTAGAAAATCAAGTTCACTTTTTGCATTATATGTAAATGAGGTGATGCCAGACTCAACCATATCTTTAGCAATTGGTCCGATACGACCATAAAAGACCTCTTTGTCAGTCACTTCATTAACAACTTGAACCAACGTGAGTAGAGGTCTGATTTTAGACTTATAACCGTCATTATTTGGCAAAAACTGGAAGTCAAACTGACCAACCTTGTTGATTTCCAGTTTGATAACACCTGTCAACAATTTATTTCCACCTGTATAAGGATTATGAATGATCGTTTCACGTCCATCATTTATTAAAGTTACTCGATACATCAGATTAACTCCTTAAACCACTTAAAGCTAATTCGTCCAGTTCCTACAATGTGAATTTCATTCATATCTGACAGTGTCAAATAATCATAGATACGACTTCCTACGCTAATACTGTGCTCATTTCCATCAAGCGTTAGTTTAAACGGTGCTGTTGCCGTGATTTCTGGACGAGCTAGACTAATACCGTTATTATAGAGCAGAATAGTCGTTTCTCCCTTAACATCAAAGGAGACATCCTGTAATACATCAAGTTCAAAGTTGATATCATCCCAAATATCACTCCCTTCAGCTTTTTCCGAGATCATAAAAGGATAAGCCGTGAAAGTGACTTTCAAGACTCCATGGCTCCAATCTTCAACAAATGATGAACTTCCTTGAACCTCAGCCATAAAATAATAACCAGGATAGGCATCATCAATGAGCTTAGTATATCCAGTCGTTCCCATAAGCCAGTTAATTGCTTTGGTTTTTGTCATATTCATGGCTTCTTTAGTTCCATAAATGTTATTTTGTATTTGGATATTGTAGGTCAGTTTTCGCTGTTCATATAACTGGCCACCATAAACGGTTGAGAAATCATAGACTTCATTTGAAAATGGCACTTGTATAGTGACTTTCTTCTTATCTGGAATGCCAATTTCTTTATCTTCAAGCAGAATCAATCCCTCGTCATCGAATGAATGCCTGCCATTGAATGTAATGCCATAATGTTTCATAGACATTAAATTGTCCCTCCGCTTTCTATAATTCTCAGACGATCAGCTTGTGCATCAGAGATGTAACCTACCATCAACTTGGCAAATGTTTTTCCATCGACATTTAAGATAATTGGTTGAGGTTCTTGTTTAGGAACATTAACCACTATCTTATCTGTGACTGTTGACATAATACGATCTGCAATCATACCAAGTGTGCTTTCATTAAGTGGTAATACAGCTTCAGCACCTGTTTCGCCACCAACCATAAGATTAGTACCATTCATCCCAAAAGCAGTTGGTTTCGTCAAAATACCACCTTTTGCATACCACTCAACTCCTATACTAGGAAGGGAGCCTTCACCACCAAATCCCCAAGGTGCTTTTCCTCCACTCACAGTAAAGTGAGGAATTTTGGGTTTAGGTAGCGACCATTTGAAATCAAATAATTTCTTCATAGCTTCAATGGTATTTTTTACAATGTTTTTAGCACCATTGATTGTGTTTGAAATAGTATCTTTAATACCATTCCAAATATATTGAGTCGTAAGAAGCATGCCGTTCCAAATGTTTGAAATTGTATTTTTTATACCGTTAAAAATATTTGAAGCTGTTGTGGAAATTGTATTCCACAAATTTGACAAAAAGTTCCAGATAGCATTCCAGACGGACATAACGGTATTATAGATACTGTTCCAAATAAACTGCAGTGTCATCATAATGGCATTCCAGACGTTGGATGCTGTGCTTGAGATGGTATTCCATAGATTTGATAAAAAGTTAGCCACTGCATTAAAAACATTCATCACAGCGTTGTAGATGTTATTCCAAATACCACTTAATGTCGATAAAATGGAATTCCAAATATTTGAAGCTGTGTTATGGATTGACTGACCAACACCACTCAAATAGCTCACAATAGAAGACAAAATGCTTTGAACAACTGATACGATTGCAGCAAGTACAGTGGAAACAACCTGTTTCATTGCTTGCCATGAATTTGTGAACGTTGCTTTTAATGCTTCAAGTGCTGTATTGACAACTGCTTTCACACTTTCAATAAAGACTTTAGCAGTATCTTTGAGAGTTTGCCACGCACCTTTCCAGTCACCATTTATAACTTGCATAATTGCTTTAATAATACCCAACACAACATTCAGCGTAGTGGAAATAATTGTCTTAACAATCGTCCAAGTTGTTTTGATTGTTGTTTTTATATTGGTCATTGCTGCTTTAATTATTGGACCAATCACTTTCATGACTATCTTGATGATTTTCTGGATGTTGTTCCAAACAATTCTAGTTGTTGATTGGATTAGTTTCTGATTATCTTTCCACCATTTGGTTAAGTCCCCCCAAATACTCATGATAAAAGATGAAATTTCAGAAATAATATTCTTAAATATTATTAGAATGCTATTCCAAATCTGAGTAACAGCATTCCTAAATTCTTTGTTATTATCCCAAAGAGTTTTAAAAGCTATAACCAATAGAGCAATAACTGCAATAACTCCTAATATTATTCCTGCAATAGGTAAGAAAGCAGCAACTAATCCACCTATAGTCGTTTCTGCTGCCAATGCTGCGGCTTGAAGGGCTAAAAATACAGGCAACAGAGCTCCAACGACAGTAACACCTAAAGCAAAAATAACAATAAACTGTTTAACTGGAGCTGACAAGTGGCTAAACCATTCAGCCACTTGTTTTAAAATTTTTCCTAAAGATTTTAAAACAGGTGCTAGAGTCTCAGCGATAGCAGCTCCAACTTCTGACATAGCTTTCTTTGCAGTATTTTGAGCTACTGTAAACTCATCTATTGGATCAAGCGTTTCATTGTATGTATTTCCGACAACACCTGATGAATTTTCGGCAGCTTTAGCAAGGTCATCAAATGAAAGGGTTCCACGTTTAATAGCATCAACCATTCGTGAAGCACCTTTTGTTCCAAAAATCTCAGAAGCTGCTGTTAATGCTTCGGTTTCATTTGTGCTATTTTTTATTTTCTCAACGGTCTCAGCAAGTCCATCTTTTAGCGACTTCCCATTTTTAGCATAAGTGACAGAAGCTTTTGATAAAGAACCTAACGCAGCAGACGAATCGACACCTGCTTGCTCAAATTTACCCATAAGGGTAACACCTTCATTAAAAGATAAACCTAATTGCTTGATTTGAGGTGCGCCAGCAATTGCCTTACTCATTAAGTCTTGCACACCAACACCTGTAGCTTGTGAAGTATAGGTAACTGTATCAAGAACACTATTCAGGTCACTTGCTTGCAGTCCATAAGCTTCAATTGCTTGTTTAGCTGATACTGCTGTATCAGTTACATCAGCACCATTGATATCCGCAAACTTAATCAGATATTCAGAGGCAGATTGTAATGCATCGCCAGTCAAACCAAATTGAGTATTCAACTCTCCTACAGCGCTACCCGCTGTTTTAAAATCTGTCGGAATAGATGTAGTAAGGTTGCTAGCAATATCTTGCATATCAGCTAACGCTTGACCACTAGCTCCTGTTTTTGTTGTGATGGTATCCATACCTTCATCAACTTCTCTAAAGGCATCCAAAGCATTTTTTCCGATGTCTACAAGTTTGTCTGAAGCGGCAGATAGCTTATCGCTAAAATCATTGATAAGGTCAGCTTTCAAGAGATTATTCGTTTCTTCTTGCAAACCTTTCATTGTCTTAGTGTTATTCTCTACAGCCTGACCATTACCAGCTAATGCCTGATTAACATTTTCTAACTTATTCTCATAACTACCTAGAATATTCTTTGTCTGCTCAACTTCACGCTGAAAGGCTCGATACTGTTCTGCTCCTATCTCGCCAGATTTGAACTGTGATTCAACTTGTGATTGAGCATGATGCAACGTTTCAAGTTTTTCTTTGTTAGTAGCAATTTGCTTTCCTAACAGTTCTTGTTTCTGCGTCAGCAAGACAACATTTCCTGGGTCAAATTTTAAAGCTTTATCAATTTCTTTGATTTCTCTTGAAGTCTTAACAGAACTATCATTAACACCTTTCAAAGCTTTTTCAAGCGGTTGGGTATTGCCACCAATTTCAATGGTTATCCCTTTGATTTTTCCAGCCATATATCTCCTTTCTTTGAAAATAAAAGCCGTCAAAATGACGGCCCGTTATTAAAATGAATTAAAATCTGATTGACTAGCTTTGCGAGTTGGTCCAGAATTTCCTTCTGAGTTTTCGGTTCGTGCGTTGATGTAGTCTGTCTGATAATCCAAAGCCATTCCCATTGAAATTTCTTTGAGTTCGTCTAATGACAAGCCTGTCTCTTTGCAGCAAGCCAGATAGGACTCTACTGTGAATACCTCATTGCTTGCATTGGTGGAGTCATCGACTTTTTTTTAGTTGCCATATTATCCTCAAGCATTTCCATCATGATAGGTGCAATTTCTGAAATTGGGAAACGTTCCATTTTTTGGAAATACTGTTCAAAAGGATCTGTTTGTGGGTTAGCCGATTTGACAAAGACCCAAAATAAACGTTGGAAAAAGGTCATATCAAAGTTTTTTAACGCTGACATATCAAGTTCAGTAACGTTTTGATTTCCTTCAGCTGCTTTAATCATGTTCATCATCTGTTCGCCCTCAAACATATTCAGCATATCCTGAAAATAGTCACGACCAAATTGATTTTTGTACGCAATTGGAGTAAAAGCGTTTGTCACTAAACGATAATCAATACCATCAATTTCAATAGTGCGTTCCATTATCGACCTCCTGGATTCTCAACTTTAGCAGCTGGCTCATGCACGGACTTAAACCAGTTATTGTAAACTTCATCTGTTGTGTCTTTTGTTGTGCGATTCTTAACACGTTTATCAATTGGTCGAGGAGTTGCAGAAAATTCCAGCTCTACCGTATTAACATCACTTCCTTTTGTCTGTGACCCACCTTTTGGACGACTAGCCTTACAATAATAAAGTACATGTCGAGTTTGCAGTTTATCCCCTTCAAATTGAAACATAAGTGCAAAGCGCGAAGTGACTGCATTTGAGATTTCAGAGACAGTACCGTCTTCTTCCAAAACCTCTCCTAAAACTTTCATTAAGAAACTTTCTGTAAGTTTTGCGAAAGTGGCCGTTCCTGTATACCCAAGATTGGTTTCGCCGCCAAAATATTCAGTGTTATCCGCATTAAATGTCATTGTTTCACCTTTTGGTTCTAATTCTAGCTTATTAGCACCAGGTAATGGTTCTGGCGTACCATAGGTAATTTTCCCATCTTCAGCTTCTGTGATTGTTGCCCAGTGGACATTTTCCAGTCCATATTCGACTTTGTTATTTTGTTTAGTCATAGATTCCTCCTTAAATTAAATAGACAACATAAGAGACCTGATAAAGTCCTTCGCTGTCTAACTGGCTTTCATTATCAAATTCAAAAAAGAGCTTGTTTTCTGTCAACAGGTTCTCAAGTTTCAATTCTAATGCTTCGTCTTTTTTAGTCGTAATCAGTTCGACGATAACTGATTCGGTCGTAAAATAAGGCTGATTGTCAGCGTTGAAATTCTCTTTACCAAGCTGATAATAGACTGCGTAAGGCGTCTTAGGATTTTCTCCTCTTTTAAAAGACCTATACCTTATTGGAATTCCAAGAGTTTTTAACTTAGTAGCAAATTCAGCTTTTAAAATCACTTCCCTAACCTCATTATCCGTTCTTCAAATTTTTCTATAGCGTGCTGTTCTGCTGGAGCGATATGCACATGTGCCTTGGCACGTCCACCATTTTTCAAGACGTAACCATATTCCAACAAGTGCGTCAAGCGGTAATGTGGAGCCTTTACATGAGCTACCCATGTTCCTTTCTTGTCTCTTTTCTTTGCCCAGCTTTTAGCATACTTGCCTTTTCTTTTTGGAGATGTGGCTCTCAATTCTTCAACAGTTTCTGTTATGACTTCTTCTGCAGCCTGATCTACTTCTTCTGCAATCTCATCAGAGTACTCAGAAAGAGCTTTGGCAATTTCATCAGATAGATTATTGCTCATCGGTAGACTCCATTTCTTCAAAAATAGCTTCACATGTTAGTTCAATGATTTCTGGACTTTTATCAAAAGTTTTTAGTACTTTGTAACACTTCCCATTAAATTCAAGATAGTTTTGGTTCTTATATTCAAATGAATGCACTTCTAAAACCATACTTGGTTTCAGACCAGCTTGTGAAGCAAAGTAAAACTCTGAGCGCGTCAATGAACGTTTATTACAAAGGATTTCATATTTTGTTTCTGAAAATATTGGTTGTAATAGGTCATCTTCTTCGGTCACGACTTTTCCAATCAAAACAACACTATCATTCCAAGCCATTATCTTCACCTTTAGATTCAACCTTTTTATCATGCTTTGATTTACTGACGATTTCAACCAGAGCAAAATCTTTTGCTAAGTTTAGTTTAGTAACAGTGTCTAGCGATGTCTCAAAGGTATCTCCCATTTGACGGATTCCTGTATCACTTTTAGCATCCGCAAAATTAACCAAAGCTTTAACAATCACATTTTTTGATTTGTTCATTTTTCCTCCTTTGAGTTAGAACTAACCTGCAGATTATGCAAACGCCACTGAAGGTGACGTGGTATATCCACGCCTCCTTCATAGCGGTAAGCAGCAAAGTCCACTACAAACATTTCGTGATCAGCTCGAGAGCTATCAAGCGTAACTCCAAGATTTTCTTTCAGCTCAGCGATGACCCCTGAAATGATTTTTTGTAGTGGCTTGTCTCTCAAATTAGTAGAAATACCTAATTTGAGTTTGAGCAACTCTAAAAGCTGACCCTCATCCATGTTTAGTCCTCGACTTTCTTACTTGCTCGTTTACCCTTCGACTTTTCGGTAGTCGCTGGCTCTTCTTGGACGTCTTCGGACGTTTCAGGAGTTTTCTCGTCCACTTTTTCTTCATCGTTCACCTCTTGCTCATCAGCAACAGCGATAAAGATAGAGCCAGCTGAGTTATAGCCTGTCAAAAGGCTACTAATAAACTCTTCTGACGGATCGTGGCCTTCACGAGGAAAACTATCACCGACCACATAGTCATGTTTTTGGGGATCGTTTAAATCTTTAAAAGAGCGAATTACTTTATAACCCATTGTTTACCTCCTTACGATACCGCATCGGTATAGGTACCAAATACACCTGCGTCACCATCTGTTTTCTTAACATCAAAACGTAGATAAGACGCAAGGTTCTTACCAAAACGTTTATTGTCTTCCCATTGAACAGAAAGTTCCATACGATCAAACAGTGTCAAGAAGTATTCAACATCACCGATAAAGTATTTCATTTCACCTTCGTTACCAAGCAACGTATCTTCTACAGGATAAATAGTTTTGCCAGAGAATGAATAACCTGTTGGTGAAGTGATATCTGGCTGCAACATATAACGACCATCTTTGTCTTTGACTTTATCCAAAGCATTAAACATAGAGTCGGTTACGACAAGAACTTTTTTGTAAACAGATGAGATTTTGACATTGAGGATGTCTTTAAGACCATCATAACCAGAAGCATTCACGGCCGTAGCGGTTTTCAGCACATCTGCCACGATTGCCAACTTAGTTTGTTCGTCTTGGTCCTGGATATCATCTTGCATGATGCTGATGAGGTCATACTGTGCATCATCAATAGCTTCGCGAGAAAGCGGCAGCTCACCACGATATGTTTTGATTTTGTAGTCAACTTCTGTAATTTTTGTTTTTCCAAGTTCTGGATTGTCTTCAAGTTCCCCAACTTCAGTCATCTTGCGTTTGGATTTTTTGAGCACAGGATAAGATCCTGAGCCGCTATTAACCTTAACCACATGGATGAGGTTTAGAAGCGGGTTTTGGCGATCAGGTGCTTTTTGAGGCTGCAAGACCTCTTTAGGAATGATAGCACCAACATCAGTGGTTTTAACCCCGTCGCGTTTTTGACCCATTGAACGAACATAAGCAAGGATTGCTTCGCGTTTTTCCATCTTTTGTTTTCCTCCACGTTCTCCAGAACTAGGCGATTTGCTGTTTTGCTCATCAATCTGTTTTTGGAGTTCTTCAATTTCCTTTTCAAGCTGCTCTTTTTCAGCTTCTTTAGCTTCCAATTCTGTTTGCAGTTCTTCAAGAGTTTTTTCAACTGCTGACACTTCTTCATCAGTTTCAGCACGTTCAAGTTTTTCAGCTTCAAGAGCTGAGCGTTTGTTCAAATCCTCGATGGATTCTTCAAGTTCGACTACCTTTGTAGCCTTGGCACGCATACGAGCGCCAAAGATTAGAGCTTTGTTCATAGTTTAAATTTCTCCTTAATTTCTTTCTTACGCTTATCAAGCGTCTCACGTTTCGCACGACGTTGACTTTCAAAGTCTTGCTGCCGTGCAGCAATTTCAGTCTGTGGGTATGCTGGAAAAGTACATGGACTAACTTCAAAGATTTCAAGTTCCAAGATAGTGTCCAGATAAGAGCCGTCATCACGCTCTTCCGTGTTGATTTTGATTGGATAAAAGCCGAAACTACAACCAATCACATCCCCACGTTGAACACGAGCATAAGCACCGACCGCTTGTGGGTCATCCTTGTTGATGATAATGTCGCCAAATAGACCAACATCATCAACACCGAGCCGCACTGTGTCATTTCCAGTCCGACCAAGTACCAAACTATGATCATGGTTGAATAGGGCACGAATGTCAGCATCTTTAATAGCCTTTTCAACACCCTTACGCTTAATCACTTCAAAATAGCCGGGCCAAAGTTCAGTCTCTTCATCAAATTTGATAAAGTACCCACTCAGCACCAAATCCCCCGATTCCTGTTCTTCACGGGTTTGAAACTGAGTGGCGATATACGCATTACGTTTTTTCATCGGTATTCCCTCCTTCCTTGATTAGTTTGCTCTGATTGCCTAACTCACCTTGCGGCAGATAGTTTTCGAGAACGATAATTTCATCCATTTCAGGATCTGGAGTCATACCGACCCAATCACGCCACTCATTTCGACGCATAGCAGCACTATCTGTCATCTGCTTAGCTACAGATGACAACTCTGTGATGTCGTAAGAGTAGAGCGACCGTGGATTGAGCTTGAAGTAACGACTGCTAGATACTAGCAAGTCTCTTGTTAGCGTCTGAGTGATGGTCGTAGCAATGCTCATGATTGTTGTATTGACAAAGTTGTTGTACTCAGCCTTGTTGAAATCACCAACACCCAAAACAAAAGCTGGCACTCCCAAAAGTCCAGCAACTGTTTTCTTGTCAATTTCGACCGACTCATTAAGAGCGATATCGTTTAGACTCAACGGCTTGACCTGCTGAACCTCCATCAAAGCGTCTGGTATGATCCACGGCTCACCTACTTGACTAGTTTCTAAGTATTTCTTAGCAATCCTGTCACGCCCATCTTGACTGCCTAACTCATCACTAGACGAATCCACCTTGACAATAAGACTGGGAACGTTCTTGCCACTCATAAACCCTTTTTTAGTCTGAGTAGCCAAGTTCAGATTGCGGACAATGTCTCTCAAAGCCAAGCGATACCCAGTGCCGACAAAAGGATTGTCGGGATCAGGATTGATAACAAAGTGAACTACCTCATCAGGCTCGTATTCAACCCCTCGATATTGGATAACGTAGGACAATTTATTGGATTTAAAAGAGACCTCATCCATTGGAAAGGGTCTCAGATTTTCTATATAGTCTGTTGTCGGGTTATACTCTACATGTAGCACAGAATTCCCATCACCAAACAGCAACAAATCACGGACAATTTTAAAAATCCATGTCTTTCTAGTCATATGCTCACACGGATTGACATCAATCTTCCGAGCTAGACCATCTTTGACGCGAACATCGCCTTTGTCTGTATTTTCCATCAGATGAATGGTCATATTAGATACCATATCCGCGATTTTATTGACAGCCATAATCACATCAGGATTCCGTGCCAAAGGAACATAGCCATCACCATCGATGATTAAACCCAAGTCAGACTGACCAATCATATTGACAGCAGGTCGCGACTTCCTTCGCTTCCAAAGTTTGTCAAAAATTCCCATAATTCTTCACCCCCTTTCTAGCGTATAGCAGCGCTTTGAAGGAAAGAATCAAAGTGCTTGTTTCTAACAATGTTCTGACTGACATCAACAATCTGTTTATCCCAGTTAACAACCCCAGCTCTTAGGTCTTTTTTGTATGACTCACGAACTAAAATTTCCTCACCATCAAGTAAAGCTGTGACTTTACCTTTGTTGATTAACACATTGATGTCGTGTTCGGTTAAAACAATTTCTTTCATAGCCTACCTACTAAAAAAATTCCATTACATTCTGGTTCTTGCCGAGATTAGCAAGAGCCTGTATACAGGCGAAAACACTAGCATCAAACAAGTCAATTCTTGCCGTCCCACCGTCACCATCTAATTTTTCGTATTGCACGGCATCATCAACCTTTTCAATCGCTCTGACATTGCTCACACAATATTCATAAGCGTCAGAATGAAGATAGTAAAACTCTTTATTCTTAACCTTGAACTCAATCCGTCTGAATCCCTCGGATTTTAAGTAAAAAAGCTGTGGCTGGTCAATCATCTTGAACCTAGCCTTTTTCATCTTGGTCAAAAACTCACGACCAAACTTTCTATCCATCCCAACAGCAGCAATCTTAAAGCCTTTCTGCCTCATCTCAATGAACCACTTGACAATATCATCATAAAGTACGGTTGGAGTGTTACTCATCGTCAACCAGCCATCTTCCTTCCAACCAAAAAGCGGGATACCATCGTCATTAGCCTTTTTCTGAGCATTAACACGAGGAAAGAAAGCGTGAGTGATGCAGATGTCAATGTCTTTCTCACCGTCATTGTAGATGCCGTAGAGTGCAGCCGCTGTCAAGTCATGTAGTCTTGACAAGTCTGCCCCGCCATACCACTTGATAGGCAAGCGTGCCAGTTCTTCCAAGCTCCAATCATAGCAATCATCACTAGCAATAAACTCATCAGGATTGAAATAGGCATTCATAGAGTTTGTGAAGACATTCAATGTCTTATTGAAAAACTCATTCCTGGTCTGTGGATCATTCATAGCTTGCTCAGCTTCAGCTCTAAGAGCTGGCATGGACACCGTGACCCCCCATGAAGGGTTAGCCATCTTCAAAACATTGTCATCAAGATAGTCACCAACATCGCCATCCGTTGTCTGATTGGCTTTACAAATAAAGATAAATAAAGACTCGTCCTGCACCAACTGCTTGAGTACCTTTTGACAGTATTTCAGCCTATTAGCAAGGAATCCTGTTGGAATATCTCCAGCCGTAGAAATAACAAAAAGCATACTGTTTCGGTATGCTGACATTGTTTTCTTCATGAGACCATACTTTTTGGAGTTTCGCATGGTATGAGCTTCATCGATAACCGTGACATTGCCATTGAGAGAGTCCAAACGACTCTCATCGTTGGCCAAAGCCTGAATGTAAAATGACCCATCATCACCAAAGTTGGCAGTAATGGAGTGTTCCTGGTTATTATCCTTGATACGGATAGACTTGTCATTCCATCGTTCCACGTTGAACTTGATGAAATTGAAGGCTTCCAGTGCTTGCTTGACAGAGTTGGCCACGATGTAGCACTTAGACCCACTATCCGAATCCAAAATCTGATAAAGAAGGGCGATTGCAGCTGTAAAACTGGTCTTTCCATTTTTACGAGCCAGCATTATCAAAGCTTCTTTAAACCTACGCTCATTCGTCCCAGCATGATAGAAACCAAAAAGATTGACAACCGTGAAATGTTGCCACGGTTGCAAAATCAAAGGCTTGTTGCGGATGGACATGGCAAACATATCATCCCCTTGCTGATGGACTATTGAATTTTCGATGAAGTGAATTGCAAAATCAACTATATCTTCATCCAGTTCATAGGCTGGATTTTCCAAATCCCTAAGAAAGCGTTCAGCGGCCAAGATACGTTCTTCATTGTGCTCTTCTTGAAAGTTAAGCACATAGTCAACGTAGGCCTTTGCTTTACCAAGGTTTGTCAGAGCGTGACGGAAGGCTGAGAATCTAATTTCAAATTCTTTATCCATCTTTCACCCTCTTCTTTTTCAGCTCATTTTTGAACTTCATAACTTCTGTAAGCGGTGAGCCTTTATCTTGTTCAACGACCTCACCAAGTGATTTTGGATTGAGCATAAGCTGGTTAGAATAGCTCAGAATATCTTTCCTGAGTATTTCCATTGCGGTCAATATAGGAACTTTCCTCTCATTCTCAGCGCCAGCCTTATTGACATAGACATCTGTAACAGGATAGCCCATATCAGCATATTCTTGAGCTAGTTTCTGGTACTGAAATAACATTCCAGCAAAGATATCAATGATCATTTCAAATTCTTTTCGATAAGTACCCAAGTCTTTCATCTGCTTGACCACTTTTGACTTGATTGACTTCACTGTAATTGGTTTAGCCAAAAACTAACCCCCTTTCTCAAAAATCGCTGAGTTTTTACCCCCTTTTTCTCTGAGCACCTCCGACTTGGAAAAAGTTCCCTTCCCCGGTTCCCAAGACGCTCAAGAAAATTTCAAAAAGTGGGGGGGTAGCCATAAAATTCTTCAAATTCCTTTTTTCGCTTTCTTTGCCAATAAATTCCATTTCCGATGACTTTATCATTAACTCTGTCATGAAATGTATTATGTTTTCGATTAGACAACGCTAAACAATTCCATTCCACAAACTCAAGCTCAGGATATTCAGACACTGGAAAGATATGGTGAATCATTTCAGCTGGAACTGACAGACCATACCTCAGACTTTCTTGACAAAGATAGTTAAACTTCCGCATCATCTTATCACGGAACTTTTCCCACTTTCTTGTCTTTAGTGATTGTCTGACTGGTTTATAATATGCCATTCATACTCCATCCCCAACACAAAAGGGACAGGTCAGAAACCTATCCCTACTCTACAAAAGAAACTATGCTATCATAATAAATCCTTTTTTGTGAGAAAACAAGAGCTTATTTTCTCATCTTTTTACAGATTGTATTTCTATGTTTTGCTTTGTTAAGTTTGAATACTGGATTTTTAAGCTCTATTTTCTTTTGTTTGTGGTAATCTGTATCTTTCCAAAAAACACCATCAGGATTTTGAAGAGTGTATCTTAGTGCATCAATTATCATTTCTATCCTCCTAAACCAAAGCAATTCTAGCGCTCGGTTTCACATATCTTATATTTAGTTAAACTCAGGTTTTTTCTGAAACCGTTGATAAACATAGCTTTTCAGACTTTTAGTTTTACCAGTTTATGCTTAACTCATTATGTGAAAGTAATGTCTAAAAAATTAAATAACAAAGTTCCGTAGTGCATCATCTAGCTCAGCTTGCTCAATCCCAATATATCTGAGGGTTATTGCTGGTGATGAATGATTGAACATCTTCTGCAATGTTCCTACGTCCTTTGTCTTGTTGTAATATTTATAGCCGAATGTCTTGCGCATTGTATGTGTACCGACATTATCAATGCCAAGTTCTTCGGCAGCTTCATGGATGATTTGATAGGCTCGCTCACGAGTGATCGCTTTATTCTGACCTTGCCTACTCTTGAATAAGAAATGATGAAATGGTTTGCCTTCGACATATCTCCTCATTTCTTTTTTGAGTTCTTTTGTCATCCGTCTAGTAATCTGCTTACCAGTCTTTCTTTCTCTTAGCTTAATGTGCCAGCCTTGGACATCTTTGACCTTGAGTGTGAGAATATCTCCAACCCTCAGTCCAGTATTTAGCCCTGTAATGAATAGCATGTAATACATTTCATTCCATTCTCTGAGATAGTCTTTCATAGCCTGGATATCATCATTCTCTTTTATTGGTGAGACCTCTTCCATATCTTCCTCCTTTCCACTAAAACAAAAAGCCAGCGACTGGCTGGCTTTCACATTGAAGTTCATGCTATCATGATAAGAGCTTTTTAGTGAGAATACAAGAGCTTATTTTCTCATTTTACAAAATTCCTTTAGTTCTTGCATAGGTTTCAAGGATATTGTTACGCTTTCTGTAAACGGTGGCAGTGCTGATATGCATTTTCTCAGCAATTTCTTCCCAGTCAAGACAGGCTTGCCCCCACCTCAATTCAAAAATATCACGTTGCTCAGCAGTGAGTTCTTTCATGAAGGTTTCAACGGTTTCTTTGAATAGCTCTAGGTTTCTTAGTGGAACGTCTGTGCTTAGTTTGATGACCGTGCTTTCTGTTGGCTTGCTGATACCTCCGCCACGACTTCCCACAATTTCTTCCCCATTGCTGGACATGAGCTCTGCTCTTCTTATCCAGATAGCCCGCTCTATACCTTTGAACTTGAACAGTTCTTGGTCTAGGTTGTATAGTTCCCTGTTGTTCAATGCTTTCAAACGTTTCCTCCAAGTTTTTAAAAAATTCCACCAATCCATCGAAAATATAAGCAATGACCTTCCCTATCTCTTGAAACCCTTGATTGATGGTTCTCACGATATCTTCAGGACTTAGCTGAGCCAGCTCTTGAGCTAGTCTCTCTTGCTCACGCAGTAAAGCCTGCTTAGCTTTCTTCTTCTTGATTCTTTTGTTCATTTTTGAAAATTACCCTCCATCCACTAACTAAAATAGCCAATAATAGAACCATCAAGCTCGCTATGATAATCATAGCTCCTAAAATTTTGATAATTTCAAACAATATCATTTCCCACCTCTACATGGATTTTTCATCACATTTTCCTTAAAATCTTCAATCTCAGATTTGACCTTGTCCAGAAGATTTCGCTCAACCATCAAGTCGTGTTCATCCGCACCTTCACGCTGAACATAATACTGCAAAGCATGTTTCACAATCTGCATGTGTTTATATTTTAGATACATCCTCTTGATCTCCATCTCCTCGTGTTTGCTCTCTTAGCCATAGCAGAGCGAGCCATTTCGTCCCAGACGTAGTCAGCATTTTCAAGCATGAGATTGATGCATTTTTCTTTTAATCTGTCAATCTCTGCTTCTTGCCTTTCGATATCTTTGTAAGCACGATTGTAAAGCTCATCTTCTAAAAATCGAATTCGCTCAACCATTGCTTTTTGGATGATGATATAGGCTGGTTTCTTATGTTCTGTCATCTAGTACCTCCATATCAAAACCGCTATCAATAAATCTATAGGTCAACTCTGGATTAATTCCATTGCCTAATTTTTGATAGATATGGTAAATTGGGCTTGGACCAAACCTTTTTCCAAGATATTTTCCTAGAAACTCCGAATTTTTCAAATGAAATAAACGGTTTAATTTTTGGTATTTGAATGGGTTAGTTTTTGCAAAATCTCTGCTACACCACATAAATAGTTTTGCGATAATGTCACGTCTTGAGCTAACTCCTTTTAAACTAAAATACGTGTTAGTTTTAGGAATGAGAATAACTTCAAGATTTCTATTTATGTACGACCCGGGAAAACAAGCCAACAATTTTTGTAATTCATTAAAAAGTTCTTCGTTCATTTTTCTTTCTCTCCTTTAGAACGGTAGATCATCGTCCGAGATGTCCATTGGCTGGCTATTTTCAAAAGCTGGTGGCATCTGCTCGTCCATGCTGCTATGATTAGCAGATTTGTTGCGACTTTCCAGAAGCTGGAAATTGTCCGCTACGACTTCTGTAACATAAACACGTTGACCTTGCTGATTTTCATAACTTCTGGTTTGGATTCGTCCAGTAATGCCAATCAACATACCTTTTCGTGTCCAGTTAGCTAGATTCTCAGCCGACTTCTGCCACATCACACAATTTATAAAATCAGCTTCTCGCTCGCCATCTTGATTTTTAAAATTACGATTGACAGCAAGGTTGAAGGTGGCGACTGCGATATTTGAGGGTGTATATCGTAGCTCAACATCACGGGTCAAGCGACCAATCAATACAACATTGTTAATCATCGATTACCTCCACCAACTCAGGATTTTCATAAATGTTTCCTGCGATTATTACTTCAACTCCAGCAAATTTGCGTCCAACCTCAAATTCTTTAATCGTGATTGGGCTATCCGGAAAATCTCCTGTTACAACAAACCCGTACTTATCGCGTTCTATTTTCACAAAAGGATTCCCAACACTAGAAAGGCCTCCTTCGTAATCTGTGGTATCTATTATATCCCCCTCAAATATTTCTGTGCCGTTCTTATCTTTTAACCCTGTTGATTGTCCTACAGTATTAACATCAATAGAACACCATCTTTCAATAGAGATAAAATCTTCATAGGCATCTATATCGCCATCGGTTATATAAGCGCTTGTTTTGTCAGTAATTAGATTACCGCACATCCATTCGCCTTTATTTTCATCTGCTATTGATTTTCCTCTAAATTTTGGTATCATTGTTAAACTCCTCTTCTTTTGGCAATTCAGGAAGTGGCATCCAGTATAACCCTTTAGTTTCCTCGTCCTTTCAAAAATTCTGGGATATCATCCCCGACTTTGATTTTTTGATAATGCTCTTCAGTAACCAAAAATTTTCCATAAGCTCCAGCAGTCACAGTATAGTGACCTTGTATGACCTTCTTTTCTGTAATCTTACCAATCATTGCAGCGCCAGCATTATCTACCCGATAGATGATGACCTGATTTTCTTTCAATCGTTTATTTTCAATTCTTAAATTACGATTCCAAAAAGCGAATGTGCCACCTATGATAAGATATATCAAAGTTGTAATGCACCAGCTAACCATGTACTGTTTTTTACTAATCATCACAAATCCGCCTCCTTCACAAAAACACCATCAATCATCTTTCCTTTACGGTCCTTAATTTCGTCATAGGCAAGCTGCAAGCAACTATCAGCTGTCGTCAGATTGTGGATTGCGACAGCATGGATGGATGAATGCAATGATAGCAATTCAGGCCGAATAAAAGGTAACTGCGTTTCACTATGAAAGATATGCTTGTGAAGCTTCTGAGCCAGTTCACCCAAACTAGAAACCAAGATCAAAAGCTCCATTTCCTGCGGACTACCTTCAATCTCAGCACCATTCTTAATCTGCTGTTCCAATCCAATCAGCACCACCTGCATATCTCCCAGAGCGTCTTTGATAAGCGCAGGCTTGTCTTTGGCAATCCCTTCAAATAGCTCACCAGCTTCTTCCATCAATTTTTCAAACTGCTTGACTGGATTTGCCTCATGTAGATTGCGGTCGATAAACCATTTTTCAACTTTTCCTTCAAGTGTTTTTGTCATTTTGTTTTGTCCTCCATTTTCTTTAATAGTTCCTGCTTCTGTTTCTCAAGTTCAGCTTGTTTTTCTGGACTAGTTTCATTTTTATAATCAGGATTGCTCCAATCAGGATTATTTCCTGCTTTTTGATTTTTAACCATAACCTTATTATTTTTCTTCGCTTGGAAATCTCGCTGTGCTTGATAAGCTTGTTCAGGAGTTTTAATTCCTTGGTTGATCCAATTGTCCAATATCCTAGCTATGTAATTGAACTTGCGAACATTATTCGCAACTGCAATCTTAACTGCCTCCAGAAATAGCTCAGTAGAGACCTTTTGATTGAGCAGATAATCGTTGATCATGTCAAATTCAAATTTGACGAGACCGCGACCAAGATTCGCTTCGACTTCTTGTACAAAGTTTTGCTTATCTTTCTTTATGTCTTTATCTATATCTTTCTTTATATCTTTATCTTTCTCTGTATCTATCTCTATATCTCCGTTACACTTTGTTTCACCAGCGTTACATTGTAACGCTTTTTGTTGTTCCCGATGCTTACGAACCCTACGAGCGCCTGCGGTTTCACTGCCAACCATTTCAGGAACTTGCTCCAAAAAATACTCTCTATCAGAGTTTCTGGTCAGTAGCCCCTTACTTTCCAAAAAAATCAAAGTGATTTTGATATCTTCAACTGCCTCATCAATGACCAGAGCTATTTCCTCAGCCAGATTATCAGCAACACCATCAAAGAAAATCCGACCGCCATCCTCAAGACTCATCAACATCATTTTTAGATAAATGATTGTGTGAGTATCGCCACCAGCAATCTTACGAAGCAACTTCATCTCTTTCGATTTAAAAAAATCCTGTGCAAGCTGAATCCAATAATACCGCTTGTTTACATTTGCCAATATTTCTACCTCCTATGCTGCTTTTACTTGTTTAGTTACTCGTAACCACTTCTTAGCTACATCCCAAACTTCATTCGGCACATCACGGTTATATTTCGCCCTAAATTGGACGATTTCGCCTGATTTTACCTCTAAAGTGTAAAGAGGTATATTTGGACTGCTAGAAAGTCTTACAAAGACAATCATGGTCTGCCCTTTTAGATGACGTTCAGTGTAAGAGCTGACGCAGTGATGCAATTTCTTGCCCTCGTAGATTAGCTCTGCCACACGGTTAGGAACGTGGAAACTGTACCCCTCAACCACTCTATCAAGCTCAACTCTGCGCTTGAATTCAGCCTCAAGTTTCTTCTCATGTTCTTTCTTGGCTTTCATTTCTTCCTCTCTGGCAAGCCTGCGCTGCTCTGCTCGAAATTGATTGTATAGCTCGCAGGTGTGTTGGTGCATGCCAAAGAAATCTTTCGGAACAAGCATAGCATCACCTTCTGGCTCAATCCCCATTTGCTCAAGCATATTCAGATAGTCTGTGTATTCCTGAAAATCAACCTTGTTCTTGATAACCCAGTTCTGAAATTTATTAATCCCAATGTTGGTTGGTATTTTTTTAATATCCTGAAAATCCAAAAACAGCTCTATTCCCGGAACTAACTTACCGTTTCGTTGCTGAATTCTGCGTCCTAGCTCAAAATCTCTGAAACTCCTATCGGAGTTTTTGAAAAATTGCTTGTTTTTTTGAAGCCACTTACGATTGAGGGTGCGCATATCTACAGCACTCTTCCATCGATTTCTGATCCAGTTACCAGGATGCATGATTTCGTCAGCCAATCTATGTGCATTTATTTTCTGGGCAAATTCAATCTCAAATTTATATTTATACATCCGTTCGATTTCCCAATAATTCAGATGATCAAATTGGATATATTTAAGCTCCGAGACCTCTTTTAATTGACTATTCCAATTATTAGGGTAGAATTTGTTACGTGTATACGGTCCTCCTCCTACAAAATTATGAATTAAAAACGGAAGATACCGATTAGTGTAGTCTCGGCCTATTTTGATATGTCTGTCATTTTCAAAACGTTCAAGATTAGCTAGTGCATGTTTTACTGTCTGGTGACCGTTATCTATTCTTGAAACAAACTCATAGGACTGGATTTCAATTCGCTTGGCCGTGCAGAGCACGATAGAGAAAAAGTAGGTCTTGTCGTAAAAAGTTAATCTTGATGACTTTGTCAGCTTTTTTTCGACACAAAAACCAAGAGATTGGTCAGATGCGATAATTGTTTGACTTTTGTTGGACCATTTGTAGGTCCTGATTTGTGAATAACACCAATCCCAAAACCGCTTGGGCGGTTTCAGACGACGCTCAGCTTCTCGCTTACATTGTTCATGTTTCATTCATCCAGAAAGTCGAAAATACTCATTTGAGTTTCGACTACTCCTTTCTCTTTTTTAACTTTCTTCTTGGTCGGTTTAGGCTCTATAACTCTGACTACATTCAGTTTGTCATTGACTTTCTTTACGTTTTCTACCGGAACTTGCTGGATGTTCTCTAGCTTACTGTTGGATAAGAAATACTCACGAACCCATCTAAATACCGTGACATCATCAATGCAAGCTACTCCGTTTTTTGCGAATTCCCGAGCCTTTCCTTTCGCATAGTCAAGCGAACATTTGATAGTGTAACCATCTTTTAGAATTCCCTGAAATAACTCATCGTCATCTTGTTCACAAATCCAATTATGGATGCGGTCTTCAGATGGGCTGTGTTCCTGATTCATTTCTTCTAGCATTTTGTCTAATGCTTGTTGTTTTATATCACTACTCATGATCAGTCTTTCCTCCTGCATACATCAAAACTCAATCAACAAAGACTTCTTTACGCGTCTTTGGGTTTATATCCACTCTACGTCCTGTCTTATAGTCGATAAATCCAGCCTGATCCGCAGGATGCGTAATCACTGTCTCAGCTGATTTTTTAGTTCTGAGAGCTTTCTTTAGCTTAAAATTCATAATGAGTGATTCAATCAGTATTACTGATACGACTGTTCCGACTGCAATAATTTGTAAATTGTTCATGTTATAATTCCTTTTGTTCTTTTTTAAATAGCTGTTCTTTGCCAATTCTCGTGATACCATTCAATAACTGCATCACGAGGAAATTTGTCACGTTTTCCTTCAATCCGTGGGAAGTCTTTGTGCCGATAGAAACGTTCATCGAAAGTTCCTGTGTCTTTTGTTCCTAAGAGCATTTCAGCACATTGAGACTTATTTAGCTCCATTGGAAACCGTCTCTTTTCATCTATCACAACGTGCATAATCTTTAATGCTCTATCCATTAGACCAGCTTCAAACTGATCCAACAGTTGATTCATTAGATCATTCATGGTATAATCCTCTTGTAAAGTTTATTTGTGAGCCTGATTGCCGTCAGGCTTTTTTTCTTTGCTCCAATATTCTTTTAAATTGACCGACATCACAGCAGCAAGGTTCTTCTGTTCTGTCAAAATTTGTCTCTGATAAGGTGCCAATCCTGCTTTGCGCTCTTCCTCGTTTTTAGGAAGATAATAGCCATTTGGCTTAGTTTTCTTGGCAACTATCGGATGGTAAAAATTCACTCGCAAGCTCTCAATCACTTCTTCTAGCTTTCGCTTTGAAAGACCTGTGCTTATTCTCAATTCGCTTGCTTGAATTGGAAGGTCAAAAGTTGCACTGTTTTTAATAATATTAAGAACAGTGATTTCAACTGGCAACATTTCTCTAGTTACAGTCATTCATCTAAATTCCTTTCTGTGATATAATTAAATTAAATAATTAAGGGGATAATAGTATGATCAAATTGCTAGAAATATTTAACACTCTTACAGCTCCGATTGGATTTTTTTTGACTATCTATACTTTCAGAGTAGCTTTTATAACTCGTGGAAAATTAGAAGAGGCGCAAGAAGTTAGCCTGTTTCATCAAGAAAATGACTACTATCTCGGTCAGATGGAAGCTATCAAAGCTCTCATTGATAACATTGACGACAGACAATCAGCTATCCCTGAAAAAATTTTTGTTCAACTGTATAAATTAATGTCAAAATTTGAAAGTAACTTTCCATATTTGACAAAACACAACAAGTTGATTGCCGAACCACTTAATAAATATAAAGAGATAAAAAATGAAAGAGAAGTCAAATACGCAGACTTTGTAGATATTTTTAATGATCTAGAAAGCATGTTTTCAAACCGAAAGGACTTAAAGTAATGGAAAATCTAATTGATGAACTTTGCACACTAACTATTAAGCACGATCTTAAATGGGACACTATAGATCACCTAATCATTGACGGACAGCCATACTACCAGAAATTCCAGCACATCCTTGCTGATAAATCTTTTTTTACATCCTACAAAGATCAGACCATCATCGTACTTTATGGTGAAGTACGTGATTTTCTACGCCAACGAACTGTTTCAAATTTTTTCCTTCAAACATATGTAAATGGTCAAATTAAGCGACTAGAGTTCCCGGAAGTTGAAATTGTCAAACTCCACACACTCATCTCACTATCGCTTTAAATCATCCCAATAAAACCTGATTACTCTGTTTAACAATTTATGTTCACGTAAATTTCGACGGATGATAACCAAATTTGTCACGATTACAGCGATATTGAAAATAAAAATGATAATAGCCATCACTCTTCCTCCAAATCTACCCAGCTGTCAGAAATTCGCAGCACATCACAAACTCGATTTTTGAGTTTATCACTGCCTTTCCCATACCTTAGCAGCTCTGAAATAGTTGGTTTTTTGACTCCACAAGCTCGCGCTAAATGAGTTTGCGTCATATTTTCTTCATTCAGCTTGTCTTTGACAAGTTGAATCCATTTTTTATGTTGTTGGCTCATAATTTTCCTTTCTTGATTTTGATATAATTGACTTATCATCACGGAAAGGAGGATAAGTCATGAATAAATTAGACAATAGCAAACTAACGAACGATGCAAAGTTTTTGATTTCTTCTATGTACGCTGAATACATTAAGAGAAGAAGGGAACAAATTCGTAAATCTCAAGCCAGAAACTTCCACAGCATTGATTTTCTTAAAACTAACATCATGCCTGAATGGTCAAAAGAAGATATACTAGATACCTGTTTTGAACTAAGAAAATATGGTTATATTGAAGGAACTCTAGCAGATAATAGTTTTTATACACTCTACATCACGACAGAAGCAATTTCTGAACTTGAAACTGATTTCAAAGATACGATTGACACCGTTCTTGATTATGCTGCCAAGATTAAAAACGCTATTCCTTTTCTTTGATTCCAAAGGGATTAGCCTTTAATTCATGCAATGTTGATTCAATTTGGTCTAAATGTTGTTTCAGTTCTTCCCTTGCTACCCTCGATGCCTTGAATTCAGTTGCAATGATTTCAAGGCTTTTTGCTATCCGTTCAAAGATAGATTTCATTATTCTTCCTCCTTTTTAAAAAATTAACTAAAAAGTTAGCGAACTTATTGACAAACTTAGTCAAATGTTTTAAAATTAGAACATAGAGAAAAGACTTACTAAAATGTAAGGTTGACCTATAAAAACGACGCCAATCAATTTTTTAAGGCTTTATTTTTTAGTTGTCTTGTTCGCTAACTCTTTAGCTTACGAATATAATTTTAAAACATTTGACTAAGATTGTCAACAGTTTTATACAAATATTTTAAAATATTTTTTCGTTATGCTTAGAAAGGTTGATAATTCAATGTTTGTAGCATTCGACAAAATAAAAGAATTAGCTGATAAACAAGGGATTTCTATAAATGTTTTAGAAGAAAAGCTAGGATATGGAACAAATACTCTTTATCGCTTAAAAAGAAGTAATCCTAGTTCTAAAGTATTGAGAGAAATCGCTGATTATTTCGGTGTATCTACCGATTATCTTTTAGGTAGGACGGATAATCCAGCTATTGCTGGTGAACCAGAAAAATTTTACTTTGAAGGTCAAGAGGTCGATGTTGAGCAATTAGCCAGCACCGCCATGCGATTCAACGGCAAGCCATTGACTGATCAAGATAAAAAATCCATACAAAGTATTATAGAGGCCTTCCTACGAAGTCAGGGAGATGCTAATGAATAAACAAAAAATTCATCTATTTATTGATGATTCTGGAAGACTTGAAAAAAACTCTAACTACTTTGTCTATGCAGGTCACTGTTTTATTGGAGACTCTCCAAAAAATAAAGCTAAAGGACGGTACAAAAAACTAGTGCACCAGATAGCTGAAGCTAATAACTTCGAGTTTGAATTAAAAGCTTCCAATCTCGAAAACATGAACCACCGCTCTTCTCTCTATCGTATCTTACAAAATGAAATCAGCTTTGATGTCAGTATGAAAGTTTCAAATCTAAAAGAATATATACTCGCTGATAAAAAATCTAGACAACGATTTAAAGACTATGCGATTAGACGAGTTGTAAAAAAGCTATTTCAACATCTAATAACTCAAAACCTAATTGACCCAAATCAAGATATTGAACTACATATCAATATTGATCAACAAGGCTTTGCAACAAATGGACTTTATGGACTAGGGGATGGAGTATTTGAAGAGTTGCATGAGGGGATTTATAATTTCAATTACGGAAAATTCTATTCCCCTATCCTGAACGCTGACTTTTCTGTCTATACTCGCTCTTGTGTATCAGAAAATGACTATCTCATACAAGCAGCCGATATTCTCGCAAATAGAGTATGGAACTCATATGTCCATAATAGGTTACCATTACGAACAATACCAAACCATATTCACTTATGGTTACCTTAGAAATAAAAAAGTTAGCTAACTAGTTGACAAAAGACCTTCAAGTGTTGTACAATTTAAGTACAGGTTAAAAACACTGTTAAATCAAGCAGATAAGAGATTTATTAATTAAGCGTATGTGAAGTACGTCTCCCTGCTTGGAAAAGGTCTTGTTATCATAACAAGACCTTTTTTAATTATATGCAATCAATAAAAGGATGATATTTATGACAGAAAAAGAACTTTTTCAAGAGTTCGGTATTAGAATTTCTGTTTTTGATAATGAGATACATAATGCAGACAGTGACGAAGCTTTCTATATCTCTTCCTTAAAGACGATGTTTATTAGCTCAAAAATCCCACCAGAAGATAGAATTAAGATTACATTCCATGAACTTGGGCATAAGGACCATCTAACACATCTCTACTCAATTTTCAGGGAAAAATATGAAGCTCAGGCCAATAGAAATATGATCCACTATCTCATGAAAGCAGAGCTAGATGAATGCGAAGATAAAGAGTATTTTAACTATCTTGACTTTATGAAAAAATATAAATTAAAAACTATTGCCGACGAAACAATGATCAAAGAAGAATTTAATAATTTAGCAAATATAATTTAAGGAGATAAAATATGGCATTATTTGGAAACAACGCAAAAAAACAAGCAAAACTTGATGCAGAAAAAGAAAAATATTATATGGCTTCTCGTGAATTTTACGAAGAAGCTGATATGCTCAATATTTGGGAAAAATACCCTGAACATGTCGCACAAGCTGGAAATATCATGAAAAACAAGCTGTACTCTTCATTGACTGCAAACAGTGCCAACCTTTATGAAATGGTTCAAATCCAACAAAATTGGATTAAAATTAAACAAAATGAAGAAATAATTGAATTACTAAAAAATCTTAATAAATAAAAAAAGCCCTACGCTCAAATTTTGGTCGAGGAGAGCGTAAGGCAACAAAGTATAGTGAAAAACCTGCTTTTGCAGTAGGTCTCTTTACTGTACTCATTTTATCAAAAAATGAGGTAAAAAACAAATGGCATATTATCGTAAAAGGGAGAATGGTTGGGAATACCGTATTTCCTATAAAGATGTATCTGGAAAATATAAGCAGAAATCAAAGAGCGGTTTTAAAACTAAGAAACTTGCTCAAGCAGCTGCTAGGGAAATTGAGAAAAAACTATCTCAAAATATCCTGACAGATGGAGAAGTTACTCTATATGATTTTGTCAAGACTTGGTCAGAAGTCTATAAGCGACCTTATGTAAAGGATAAGACCTGGGAAACATACACAAAGAATTTTAGACACATCAAAACTTATTTTAAAGATATAAAGGTTAAGGATATAACACCGCTCTTTTATCAAAAACGGCTGAATGAATTTGGGGAGAAATATGCTCAAGAAACTCTTGAGAAATTCCACTACCAAATTAAGGGAGCTATGAAAATAGCTGTGAGGGAACAAGTCATTCATTTTAACTTTGCTGATGATGCAAAGGTTAAATCACAAATTGAATCAAGAGCTGAGGAAAATGACTTTTTAGAAGAAACTGAGTATAAGGCTCTCTTATCCCTCACAAGAGAGAATATCCAGTATGTATCCTATTTCACTCTCTACCTTCTTTCCGTCACTGGTTTGCGATTCTCTGAGGTCATGGGGCTAACCTGGAATGATGTTGACTTTAAAAATGGCATACTGGATATCAATAAAGCTTTTGATTACTCAAACACTCAAGATTTTTGTGACTTGAAGAATGATCCATCAGAAAGAAAAGTTCCAATTGATAGAAAAACAATAGAAATCTTATATGTATATAGACAAAACTATTGGCAAGCAAATATCAAGAATAGAATCTGCTTTGGTGTATCCAATTCAGCATGTAACAAACTAATTAAAAAGATTATAGGCAGACCTGTCAGAAACCATACTCTAAGGCATACATACGCATCATTTTTAATTTTGAATGGTGTTGATATTGTGACCATCTCTAAACTCCTTGGTCATGAAAGTCCAGATATTACTCTGAAAGTTTATTCACACCAAATGGAAGCACTAGCTGAGAGAAACTTTGAGAAAATCAAAAATATTTTTCTAGCTTCATAA